CAGTATCGGCATTGATGTTGGGATCGTGCATGATTCGACGGCGCTTGTGATGGCGCATAAGCGTGACGATGACAAGCTCGTGCTGGAGGCGAAGATTTGGACGCCATCGCCTGGACGGAATGTCGATCTGGCAGAGGTCGAGGAGTATATCCGGTGGGTGGCTTCGGAGTACGAGCTCGCTGGTTGTTTCTACGATCCGCGTTTCTTTGAGCGTTCCGCGCAGACGCTCGATAATGAGGGTTTGATTATGGTGACGATGCCGCAGAATAGTGCGACGATGGCTGATGCGTATCAGACGTTCTATGCGATGATGGGTGAGGATCAGATTCGCCACGCGGGTGATGATGCTGAGTTTGCGAGTCATGTGTTGCATACGGCTGCTCAGATGACGGATCGGGGTTGGAAGATCAGTAAGATGCGGCAGCGGCAGCGGATCGATGCTCTTGTGGCTTCGGTGATGGCAGCGTATGGTGCGGTTATTCAGTCTGAGGAGGCGATCATGCCGGGGTTCTTTAGTGTCTAAATGGGCGGCTACAATACTCGTAATGGAATTCATTGGCGCGCTGATGGTCAGCGTGGGCGCGGGGCTTGTGTTCGCGCCGGCTGGCCTGATCGTGTTCGGTGTGTTTCTCCTAGTGTTCGCGATCGCCGCCGAGAGGTCTAGTGCTTAGTCGTATCTTCAATCCAGCGCAAGGCTCGAGTGAGGAGCGCGCGATTAGTTTTCAGAGCCTGTGGGGCGCTGGGGATGATTTGATCCTGACGACGCCGGCTGGCGTGACGATGAATCAGGACGAGTCGCTGAAGCTTGGCGTGGTGTATGCGTGCGTCCGGCTGATTGCGGATAGCATCTCGACGCTGCCGGTGGACTCGTATATTCGTCGTGATGGGACGCGGACGCCGTATCGTCCCCGCCCAGCGTGGCTTGACTTGCCCGAGGTTGGCGTGTCCAGGACGGAGCACTTCCAGCAGGTGCTCGTGTCGCTTCTGATCAATGGCAATTCGTTTACGCGGATCCTGCGTGATGATCAGGGCGTCGCCGGGTTGGCTGTGTTGAATCCTCGAGCGGTTGAGATTCGCTTGAATAAGGTGACGCGCCGTCCCGAGTACGTCATCGGCAATGGTCGCGAAGTCGTCGCCTATGAGGACATGATCCACATTACTGAGCTGCGGATGCCGGGCGAGCTGCGTGGCCGTAGCCGCATCGATCTCGTAAAGGACACGCTCGGACTCGCTAAGGCGCTTGACGCTTTTGCCCAGCTGTTCTTCGGTCAGGGTTCGACTGTTGGTGGTTTGATTGAGTATCCGGGGAATTTGACGCGCGAGCAGGCGAAGGATCTTGCCGACTCGTTTGAGCAGCAGCATCGTTCGGTGCGGCGTTCGCATCGGCCGGGTGTGTTGTTTGGTGGTGCGAAGTTTACGAAGACGAGCGTGGAGCCGAATGAGGCGCAGATGCTCGAGTCGCGGCAGTTCGCGGTTGAGGAGATTGCGCGCACGTTCCGGTGTCCGCCTTCGATGATTGGTGTGACGACTCCTGGCGCAATGAGTTATGCGAGCGTGGAGCAGAATGGCATTCAGTTTGTGACGCATACGCTGCGCCCGTACATCGTGAAGATTGAGGATTCGTATTCGCGGCTCCTGCCTGGCGTCGCGTTCCTCTCCTTCAACGTGAATGGCTTGCTTCGTGGCGATACGGCTAGTCGTTATGCAGCATTCTCGACGGGCTTGCAGGCTGGCTTCTTCTCGGTGAATGATGTGCGCCGGTATGAGGATCTGCCGCCGGTTGAGGGTGGCGATGTGAATCGCGTGCCGCTTGCGAATGTTGATCTTGCCGCGTCGAATCTGACCGAGCTGAACACTAAGAGTGTGATCGCGCAGCGCATGATTCAGAGTGGTTTTGATCCGATGGCTGTGCTCGAGGCGCTTGGCTTGCCGAGTGTTCCGCATACGGGTCTGCCGAGTGTGCAGCTTCAGCAGATCGCGCAGATTGATCCTGAGAATCCTGCGGCGGCGTATCAGGTGGATGAGGCGTGAGTCTTGTCACTCGTCAGGTGACGTTAGGTACCGCTGCCACCGAACTTGCTGGGCCTGATGTCATGGCGCAGTTCGTGACGGTGCATAATGATTCGTCGGCGCAACAGGTGTATGTGGGCGGCCCGACGGTGACGCTCAGTAATGGGTTTCACATTGATGGCAAGGATGAGCACACGTTTACGCTCTACCCTGGCGATGCACTCTTCGGGGTTGCTTCGGGTTCGGATACTGTCAGCGTCATTATCCAGAAGCAGAGGTAAGAGTGCCTTACTTCATTACAGATACGCAGCCTGATTGTTCGGGGTGGGCGACCGTCAAGGAGGAGACTGATGGGTCGCTGACGACGATTGGGTGTCACGAGTCGAAGCAGGACGCTATTGATCAGATGATCGCTGTGTCGCTTGCGGAGGATATGGAGCCTGGTGGTGAGCGGAACCTTGACGGGCCGGCGGCGATCGTCGTTGACATTGACGAGACGCTGTTTCGCGCGGATGGTTCGCCGATTGAGAATGTCGTGCGGTTTGTGGATGAGTATGAGGGCGAGGTGCTGATCGTGACGGCTCGTCGCGAGCGGCGCCGCGAAGAGACGATCGCCCAGCTCGAGGCTGTCGACATTGATCCCGAGTATCTCTACATGCGTGATTCGGCAATGCCAGAGGTCGCGTATAAGAGCGAGATGGTGAAGGATCTTCTCGACGTTTGGAATATCGAACTAGCGATCGAGAATAATCCTGATGTGCGCGCGGAGTATGCGCGGCTTGGCATTACGACGCTGGAGCCTGGAGCGGTTGATCCTGCCGAGTTGCCGGAGATGGTTGAGCGTTCTGAGGAGCGCGCCGTTGATCTGACGCTGCCCGAGTACATTCGCGATGCGGCTGCTCGTGGTCTCGAGTATTACGAGGCTGGGCGTGGCGGTGATGGGTTGGTCGAGCGAACGATTCGTGAGGCTCGTCTGATGGCTGAGGGTCAGATCAGCGAAGATAAGGTTGTGCGCGTGTCGGCGTGGGCTGCTCGTCACATGGTTGATCTGGAGGCAGAGCAGAATACGAATCCAGAGCTTGAGGAGTTTCCGGGTGCTGGCGCTGTCGCTTTCTATCTTTGGGGGATTGATCCTGTGCGTCCTGATGCTGCTATTGCGTGGTTTGATGCGAAGGCGGAGGAGATTCGGAATGAGGATCTTGTGCGCGCTCACGTGGTGAGCGAGCCTAGTGCTAACCTGTTTCGTATGGAGAACGGTGTAGAGACTCGTCGCGTCTGTGTAAATGATTTCGAGCTGCGTGACGCTGAGGCTGGCGCGGGTATGACGTTTGTCGGGTATGGCGCTGTCTTCAATTCTGATTCTGAGCCGCTGCCGTTCATTGAGCGGATTCAGCCTGGCGCGTTTTCGCGCTCGCTGCGTTCGCGGAATGAGATCAAGATGTTTGTGAATCACGATACGACGCAGGTGCTCGCGTCGAAGCGTGCCGGGACGCTGCGCCTCGCTGAGGATTCGCATGGTCTTCGGGTTGAGGCGGATCTTCCCGATACGACTGCTGGTCGCGATATGGCGTATCTGATCAGGCGTGGCGATGTTGCGGATATGTCGTTTGGCTTCTCGGTTCCGAGTGGTGGGGATTCGTGGAGTGCTGATGGGCAGACGCGCGAACTTCGCGAGGTGCGCCTCCACGAAGTGTCGATCGTGACGGGCTTTCCTGCGTATCAGGCGACGACGGCGAGCGTGCGTAGCCTTGACGGTCTGGTGGAGGCTACGGGCCTCGAGTCGGACAAGCTGAACGCGGCGATTGATGCGCTGGAAAAGGGCGAGATGCTTTCTGACGAGCTCGCCGAGGTTCTTGACACGGCGATCGGTCGTCTCCGCTCTGAGCGTGATGATGTGGCGTCTATGCTGGCGCTGAAGCAGAAGCAGCTTGACATGCTGCTCGCTCGCGTCTAGTACCACTATTTTGGTGCGTTATCCTATGTGTGCGTTTGCGGAGCCGCGAGCGCATTCGGATTCGCGGAGCCGCGGCCGGTAGCAGTACACAAACCGTTACCCTTGAAAGGGGTGTAGATCATGTCGGAGTACATCAAGCGACAGCACGATCTTCGCCAGGCCGCGTGGCATGAGGCGAAGCAGATCCTCGATACGGCAGGCGCCGAGAACCGCGACCTGACCGCTGAGGAGCAGGAGAAGTACGATCGCATCAGCGCCGATCTTGACACGCGCGCTCAGGTGATCGAGCAGCTGAAGGCTGACGAGGAGCGCGCCGCGCGTCTCGACGCTGTGGCTGCTGAGATCCGCACGGACGAGGCTCCGGCTGGCGACGACACGGACGCTGAGGCGATCCGCAAGCTCTCCCGCGGCGAGATTCGCTCGTTCGACTTCCAGAAGCGCGACGTTCTGACGAGCTCGACGGGCAGCCCCGTACCTACGAGCTTTTTCGACCAGGTGATCCTCAAGGCTCGTCTCGTCGGCCCGATGCTCGACGTTCCGACGATCCTCAACACGGCTGGCGGCGAGAACCTCCAGATCCCGTCGATCGGCACCTACAGCTCCTCGAGCACGGTGACGGCTCAGGGCGCCAACTTCAGCGAGTCTGATCCGGCGTTCAACTCGTTCACCACGCTGGGCGCGTTCAAGTACGGCTTCATCATTCAGCTCTCTCGCGAGCTGATCGAGGATGCCGGCGTGGACATCACCTCGTTCCTGGCGGAGCAGATCGGCAACGGCCTCGGCTATAACGTGCAATCGGCTCTCACCACGGGTGGCGGCACGACCGCTCCGACCGGCATCGTCACGGCCGCTGGTTCGGGCATCACGGGTGGAACGAGCGTCTCCGGTGCGTTCACCGCTGACAACCTGATCGACCTGTACTACAGCCTAGACGGTGCTGCTCGTCTCCTGCCGGGTGTCGGCTGGATGGCGAACGGCGCGTCGCTCGGCGCGATGCGTAAACTGAAGGACACCGCGGGGAATTTTGTATTCAATCCCGCGCTCGACGGCAACCAGCGCGATCTCCTGCTCGGCAAGCCCGTGTACGAGAACCCGCACATGAGCAACCCCGGTACCGGCGTCAAGAGCGTCCTCGTCGGTCACATGCCGTCGTACTACGTTCGCACGGTCGGTGGCATCCGCCTCGACCGCTCCGACGACTTCGCGTTCAACGCGGATCTCGTCACGTTCCGCGCGTCGATGCGCGTCGATGGCAACCTGCCGCAGACGTCGCACATCAAGTACTTCGTCGGCGCTGCTTCGTAGCACCGCAGAGTAGTATTCGGGCCGTCTCATCGTTATGATGAGGCGGCCCGTTTCTATTTGGAGGGAACCTAGTGGCGAATCGCGCGCAGCGCAGACAAGCAGCGAAGCACGCATCCGGCGTGCCTGGAGTGACGCGACAACGTATCTTGTGGAATAGCAATGCGCCTTTTGCCGCGACGGGGTATGGCGTGCAGACGGCTCAGGTGATCGATCGCATGATGCGTGATGGTCACGAAGTAGCCGTGGCGTGCAACTTCGGCCTGTCTGGTTCGTCTACCGATTGGAATGGCGTCAAGCTGTATCCGACAGGTGTGACGCAGTATTCGGATGACATTCTGAAGGCGCATGCGGATCATTGGGCGAGCGGCTCTGACTTGCCTAGTCTGGTTGTCGCCTTGTTTGATGTGTGGGCGTTGAAGAATCCGAGCGTGATGCGGATTCCGAAGATTGCTGCGTGGTGTCCGATTGATCACAAGCCGACGCCGCCAGAGGTGACGGAATGGCTGATGCGTCCCAATGTGATGCCGATCGCTATGAGCAAGTTCGGTTCGGAGATGATGACGCTCGACGGGCTAGATCACTTGTATGTTCCGCATGCGCTCGAGCCGGAAGCATTCAAGCCTACGGAGTCTTTCAAGGATGCGACGGGTCGCGATGTGACGGGTCGCGAGCTGATGGGCATCGATGATCCTAATGCGTTCGTGGTGATGATGAATAGTGCGAATAAGGGGCGGACGCCGCCGCGGAAGTCGTGGGGCGAGAATCTTCTTGCGTTTGGCGTGTTCGCTAGTGAGCATCCTGACGCGATCCTGTATCTGCATACGGATGAGACAGCCGCCCTCGGAGGCGTCAACCTCCACCGCTTGATCGCCGGCTGCGGCATCAAGAAGGAACAGGTGCGGTTCGTTGATCAGTACCTATACCGCATGAATATTCCGCAGCAGGCCCTAGCCGCGCTGTATACAAGTGCTGATGTGCTGCTCGCGACTTCGGCTGGTGAGGGTTTTGGTGTGCCGGCGATTGAGGCGCAGGCGTGTGGCACGCCCGTGATCGTGTCTAATTGGACGGCGCAGCCCGAGCTCGTCGCTGATGGGTGGATCATTGATGGGCAGCCGATGTGGGATCCGTTCCAGGATTCGTGGTTCTTCACGCCGAATGTGTCGCAGATCGTGACGAGTCTCCGCGAGGCGTACGCGCGTAAGGGCGAGAAGAGCATGAAGGCGGTTGAGGGGATGCGCGAGTATCACGCGGATCGTGTGTATGCGGAGCATTGGCGTCCCGCGCTCGAGCGCCTCGCAACTTGGCGCCCATGATCCCCGTTGTCGTCATTCCCGTTCTTGGTCAGCATGATCTGCTCGAGCGATGCGTAAAGAGCCTCGTGTGGTGTGTCGACACGCTCATCATTGTGGACAATGGGGACGAGCTCGAGGAGGCTACGGTTCGCTCGTGGCTTGACGAGGATGATCCGATGCGCGTCTATGTGTGGCGAATGCCGAACGGGTTGAGTGTGGCTGGCTCGTGGAATCTCGGCATAAAGGCAATGCCGTATTCGCCTGGTTGGCTTCTGTTGAATTCGGATGCGTGGTTTGCGAATGATCCGTTTGAGGAGTATGTGCGCGAGCTGCGTCCTGATCGGATCGTGCTGGCTGGGTCGCCGCCGTGGTGTTGCGCGTGGATTGGTCGCGATGTCGTGCAGCGCGTCGGCCTATTCTGCGAACGATTCCACCCAGCGTACTTTGAGGACAATGATTACGAGCAGCGCGCGCGCATCATGGGCATTCCCGTTGAGTATTCGAGCGTGGATGTGCGGCACGATAACTCGTCTACGCTAGAGCACAATCCCGAGTACCAGGCGCACAATGCGCGCACGTTCGCAGCGAATCAGGCGTACATGCAGTACAGGTGGGCGAATGTTCAGGCGGATGGGTTGCCGACTACGGCCGAGTGGGATCTTGCGACGCGCGTGCGGAATGGGTGGGAGAAGTGATCGATACGCTCCTCGTCGGGTACGGGTATTGGGGTCGCGTCATGGCGCGAAACCTGATCGATCATCCCGCGTATTTTTTGGCGGGTGTGCATGATCCTGATCCGCGTGCGCTTGCGGATGCGAAGACAGAGAATCTGCATTCGTTTCATTCGATGCGTGACGCGCTCGAGGCGACGCATCCGAAGCTCGTGGTGGTGTGCGCGCCGATCGGCAGCATATTCATGGCAGCATCAGAAGCACTCCACGCTTATGCGAATGTGATGCTGGCAAAGCCTGGCGTAACGACAATGGACGAGTATGAGCGTCTCTTTCGTGTTGCCGACTATAACCAGCGGAAGGTAGTGGTGGACTATACGATGCTTTCGCATCAGTCTTGGCAGACGCTCTGCACGTTCAAGCCACAACTAGGCGAGCTCGTGACGTTTCATGCGTTGCGTTACTCGGTTGGCAATCGAACGGGCGCGCCACTCCTGTTCGACATGATGGTGCATGACTTGGCGATGCTGGTCGAATGGGAGCCTGGCACGGATTGGCTGGTCGATAGTGCTGAGGTGACAGAGTGCGTCGTGGCAGCAAAGCTGGTTAGTGGTCGGAAGACGGCGCTGGTTGAGGCGCGGACGGATCAGCTCGAGCCTAAGCGGGCGGTGTCGCTTGGTGGTGCTCGAGGATTTGCGTTGTGGGATCAGATCGATGATGTGATCGTGTCGAGTGATAAAGAGCTTGAGCACGTATCTGATGAGGATGATGCGCCGAAGAGTGCGGTCTATCGCCGGCTGAGTGATACGGCGCTCGTGGTGAATAAGGGCGCGCCTGATAATCGTGTGACATTTCAGCGTGTGACGGAGCTGGCGAATCAGATCGTGGAGGCGGCGCGATGATCATTGACGAGACGGATGGCCCGGTGATTGTTGGCGAGGGTTGTGAGATCTTCGAGACGGCGATCCTGACGGGGCCGCTGACGATTGGTGATCGTGTTTATATTGGGCCGTATGCGGTTGTGGGTTCGCCGGCGCATTGTCGCGGCTCGTACCCGTCTGGTGTGGATGCGCCGCATGATCCGCGTGGCGTTGTGATTCGGGATGGTGCGTGTTTGCGCGAGTATGTGAGTGTGCATCAGGGACTCGTCCGGCCGACGATCGTTGGTGAGGATGCGCTCCTAATGATCGGGTGTCATATTGGTCACGATTCGCAGCTCGGTGCTGGTGTGACGCTGGGCAGCATGAGTCTCCTGGGTGGCTTCATGCTGATTGATGATGCGGTGACGTTTGGTCAGGGTGTGGTGACGCATCCGTGGATGATCATTGGCGAGCGTGCGATGGTTGGGTTGAATTCGAGCATTGTGCGAAATGTTGAGCCGTATGCGAAGGTGGCGGGTGCGCCTGCGCGAGTGCTTGGCTCGAATACGCATCAGGATTCGTCGCTGCCGAAGCATTACGATGCGGACATGCTTTCGGATTCGGTGTGGGAGCGGTGGGAGCGCCTCGAGTCGGTGCAGGCTGCGATGCGCGTGGAGTGGTCGTGTCGCGCGTAGTTGTTGTGACGGCGAGTCTGCCGGAGCGTGCCGAGTTTCGTGCCGAGTGCATGGAGAGTGTGAGGATGCAGACGCTCGAGCCGATGGCGCATGTTGTGATGCTGGATTATGAGCGTGTCGGCCCTGCGATCATGCTGAATCGGATGCTGCCAGCGTGCATCGCTGCTAATGCGGAGTGGATTGCACAACTAGCCGATGATGACTTGATTGATCCGCATCATCTAGAAAGACTCGTGGCACACTCGGCTGAGGCGGATATCGTCTACTCGTATTGTCGCGTCACGGGTCGCGGCTTCAATCCGAATAGTCCGTTTGATCCTGATCGGTTGAGGCGCGAGAACTATATTCCCGCGACGACGCTAATCCGAGCGAGTCTCTGCGAGGAGCTCGGGTGGCGTGCTGATTCTGCCTATGGGTTTGAGGATTGGGATTTCTGGTTGCGCGCGTTGGATGCTGGTGCTCAGTTTGTGTGTGTGCCGGAGGAGACGTGGACGTACCGGTTCCATGGTTCTAACCTGTCCACGGGCGGGTAGAATCTAAGAGATGATTACTAACGGGTATTGCACGCTCGCGCAGGTCAAGGCTGCGCTTCGCATCACCGACTCGACGGACGATACGCTCCTGGAGGGCAGCGTAGAATCCGCGTCCAGGCTGATCGACGGGTATGCCATGCGGAGCTTCTACAATGCTGGCACCGCGGTGCGCGTCTTCTCGACGAATGATTCGCTGTACGTGCAGACGGATGACATGGCGGGTACAGCCGTCACGATCGAAACGAGCACACTCGGAGATGGCGTATGGGACGTGACATTCGCCGCGACGGATTACCAGCTCGAGCCGTTGAACGGCACGCTGGATGGAATCACGTGGGCGTATGATCGTGTCCGCGCCGTCGGGGATTACGTGTTCCCAACGACGAGCGTCCTCCAGGGCGAAGGGCAGGCACTCGTGCGCGTCACGGCTGTGTGGGGGTGGCCGGCGATCCCGAAGGCGATTGAGACGGCAACGATCATTCAGGCGACGAGAATCTTCAAGAGGTTTGATTCGCCGCTCGGTGTTGCCGGTTTCGGGGATTTTGGTGCTGTGCGTGTGTCGCGGTTTCTTGATCCTGATGTGGAGCAGCTTGTGCAGCCGTATCGGAAGATGCGGAACGCAAGGTGAGCGCGACCGTTGGTGAGATCAAGTCGGCGCTCGCAGCGGCGCTCGGTACGATCACGGGCC